ATGTGCCAGTTTCATTAGGTCGAACAGCTCACTATCACTTAGTTCAAGGGGCAGAGTTACCTTATTGTCATAGTCTTCATCTGCTACAATCTTACGTGCTTTTTCCAACCAATCCTCTTCTACTTCCAAATCAACATAGTTAATACCATCCCAGGCCTGATTCATATAGTGTGAATTATGCTCGCGACCATACTCAAAATAAGCTGCCTTGTATTGGGGATTGACTAAACGATAAGCACGATTACGTTTATAGTCACAACTTTCTACCATATAGACTTCTTGGGTCTTAGTGTCAAAAGTAATGTTCAAACTCCAACCATCGGGATCTCCATTCCAGGCACTGATCGAGTAGGCTCTGTCTCCAAAACAAGGCCAACCAAAATCACCACCCTCAGTGATACGATATTGACTTACTTCCATAAATTGTTTAATAGTGATCATTTTAGTTCCTTTTCACCTTTGATTTGATTTAATAATTGACGATTTCTGTAATCTTGCTCTTTTCGATCACGCTGTGCATCGTGTTTATTTCCTAGGAGTATACTGTCGTATTTACGGGCAACGTGGAAACCTTGTAGCCAACGCTCTAAATCCTGTATGTTACCAATAAAAACTGCTGCATCTCTACTATACACAGGAAGGCAGTCATCTCTAGGCTTTAGAGTAAGCATGTCGCCAAAGTCTCTGTGAATATAATCTTCAGCACCACAGATTTGAAAGCCCAGTGTATGACATTCTTCCTCGAGAAATCGTATTTTACGTATAAGATTATAGCCGCTCATTGTGGCCTCTATGTAGTTAACGTGTTAGTATTATACGGCCTGACGCTGAGCGTGTCAACGCCAGTTTAACCAATCAAGGCCAACATCTATGTCTTTCTGCAATCCATTCTCTACCATCGTATTCTTCAATAGTCCATTCTACATCATCGGGTACGTCAACTATGAGCAGTTCAGCATATGGACCCCAACTATGCTCGCCCAAGATCTCCACAGTGGCTATGAGCTCTGGGTCATCTCGTGGGAGATCCGAGTCTGCGATATCACCTTCAGGACTTCGGAAATAATTGCTTCTATCTTGTTGAACCAAAACCCAACCCTTACGATCAGCAATCTCCATCATGGCCAATTCGCCTAGACCAAACCCACCATAGCAACGATTAATTACGATTTTGGTCATCTTTATTTTCCTTGTCTTTGTATTTGAACCAACGGTCATAGATATAATTGCCTACTACAATGGCCATTACCCAATAGAAAAAATCTGGAATCACGCTGTTTCCTTTAGATACTTCCAACCTGTAAATTCTTCATATTGGTTCTGTAGGTCCTCCATTTGTCGACGCAGGTCCTGTGCTGCTTCTGCTATGTCACAACATTCTTCAGCTATGAGTTCAGCAAAGAATATTATAAAGTCATCTACTTCAGAGATCTGTGCTTTTTGAGCGATGTCGTAGATAATTTTCATTCAATTCCAAAATGTCGTCTAATTTTATTTGCACTACGTTGATAAAACTTTTGTTCTACATCATAATCTATTTCTGGTGCCATAGGGTCTGGTTCAAGACTTAGTAAACAATCTTGAATGATCAACGCAGCGAATTTTTCTTGATTAAACCATGCGGGTCCATATTTGCGTTCTTCCCAGCATTGTGCAGCCAGTTCTTTAATTCGTTCGTTCATTGTATGTACGAGCAAATTGAAATCCTTGGAGCCAACGATCCAAATCATGCATGGAGCCTACGAACACCTCAACATCATTATTAAAAAGAGTAAGAACATCGCCAAACTGTTCACAACATAGTCTTCAGCCACCAGATAGAGTAAATCCCAGTTTATGGGCTAGTTCTTCAAGATATTTGATTCTTTGTAGGCTCATCATTTAACTCCGAATGTAATTCCTAAATGTTTTTGAAGGTTCCGCCATGTCGATTCATCCATATATCCGCAGTTTGTCATTATCCAATCAAATGTTTCTCGCGCAACTAATGCAGCGAACTCTTCAGCTATGAAGGTGTCAAAATCGCACGACCAGTCTTGACCCGTAGCCTGCTTATAAAGTTCTTGAAGTCGTTGGTTCATGCTTCAACTTCAAAATGGAGTTTAATCATCTGTGCCGCACCTGAACTTGTAGTTTGCGTGCTTGTACCAGACTCACATATACCAACACATTCCTTAACAATCAACTCTGCGAACTTTTCATATACTCTTCTCAGTTGTTCGGAAGAGAGCGAGGTCCAAGTTTCAGGCACTGCTTCATCGTATGCCTGCCCTAATAGTTGTTTAATTCGTTCATTCATTCTTCAACTCCGAAATGTTCTTTAATTTCGTCTATGATCTCTTTTAGCGCATCATAAGTCCATGTGCAGGCCAATTCACCCGCGGGACTATTACCAACAGGAATACGATGTGTTTCAATCTTGTCAATGCAATCTTTTAAGATCAACCGGGCGAATTTTCCAATACCAACATCATTCATCTCGATAGTCTGGCCGGACCAATAACCACATTGTTTAGCCAATTCAAGAATTTGTTCGTTCATGATTCAACTCCCAGTCGTTTATGTAATTTCTTAGTAAAATGTCTATTCAGGGCAATATCGTCAAAAACAAAAAGCAACAAGATGAAGAGAAACAACATTACAAAACAGGTGATTGCCATAAAAAAGGTCATCATTGTTAAACTCCGAAATGCTGTTTTATTTCCATTGCCACTTCAACCATGCCATCATTTTCTAACTTCTCGCAACATTCCCGAACAATCAACTCGGCAAACCTTATCAATCGCTTGTCATATTCAGAAAATTCACCTGTCAATCGGTCAGCAAAACGCCATTCAACCTGTTCCGCCAGTTGTCTAAATCGTATGTTCATCATTTAACTCCGAAACGTTTTCTTATGAAATCGGCAGCATCATTGCCTGTTATTACTGACTTTCCATATTCATTTTCAAGATAGTTAGCATTTTCCCTGACAATCAACTCGGCGAACTTTTCCAAATCAATTGCCGCATACAATTTATCACCAATTTGCGGATAAACATTATCTTTCCATTCAACTCTACCCCAATTACCGATTGTTGCAATAGGCCCTAATTTATTAGCAAGTTCTAGAATTCGTTCGTTCATTCTTCAACTCCGAAGTGTTTCTTTAAATCTACGATAGGATGCCCACCATCGAAGTTCTCCATCCTAAGAGCATAAGGGCTTACAATGTCAATACATTCTCGCACAATCAACAGGGCGAACTTTTCTACAGCCTCTCGTTGATAACTATCCATTTCATCCCAACACCCTTGGGCAGTCATACCAGCATGATACATTAAACTTTCAAACCTTTGGTCCATTTTCAACTCCGAAAAGTTTCATATATGCTTCAATCTCATCCCAGTAAAGTTCAACGGCAATATCTCGTGTAACCGTATAAAATGCCATGATGAACTCTATTGCCTCTTCCAAAGCCTGCTCCTTAACGTTTACTATACCCAAAGTATACTATCTTTCTAGGGACTTGTCAACCTGTTTCTAGTTAGTTGTTTGTTATTTTAAAACCCAAACCAATTTCTAGGTCTATCAATTTTAATTGTTTCGTTTTTGCATCTTTCTGCTAAGACCACTGCCCCTACTTTAGCTCCTGAATCACCACCTTTGGCAATTTCTGCTATGGCATTCCAACAAGCAGTTTGAGAAATAGTGTTGTCTTTTGATATGGATTTAGCAGCTTCATAATACAGTTGCTCTTTATTTGGATGTAACATGTTAGCGCAGCCTGTTAAAAAAATAGAACCTACTAATAATATTATTTTCATGTTTCTACATTCATTAAGTCTAAAAAAAGTCAATCTGCATTTCTAGTAATATAATTTATCCTAACTTTTTTTGGTTCAAAGAATTCCTGAACCACTGCCTGTGCCTCTTTTATATCAAATGTTTTACAGCTAAAAATGTCTATATATGCACTGGAATTAGGTTCTACAAAGTGGGCGCAAATATTACTGGTGGTAATTAATTGCATTAGACTATATCCTTGTTTTGGATCACCAGGTAATAGATATTCTATTATTGGTTCTCCATGTGCTGTCATGTCTATTCGTGTTACGAGACTCTGGACAAAATTATAGATACTTTTATAATCTTTTATATTACCGTTACAACCACTAATGTCAAGCATAAGGTGATATCCCCAATACATATTTCTATTCCATTTGTAAAAATATTATTTAATCAAAAACTGCTGAGTTTGGATATTTTTTTTTGACTGCAAGATCTAGTTCAGTTACTAAGTGACTTAATTTTTCTCTTATCTGCCTGCTTTCTTTTAGAGCGTTTGTTATTTTTTTATTTAGACCTTGAATCTCTTTATCCAAACTTGAAAGTTTGGGCTTTAGTAAGATATCAGCCATCATGCTCTCCTTTCTTTTTTAAGATTTATCTATTTTATCAGTTAGTTTTTTGGCAGTGGCGGCGCTTAGGGTCCAACCTAAATGTCCATGTCCCGTGTTATAAAAAACTTTCTTGTTAAACTTACTTTGACTGATGATAGGTAACATATTAGGCGTCATGGGTCTAAGGCAAGCCCAGCTATCATAACGCTCTGTGTTGACCTTAGGTAAATTAGTATTGACCCAATTGACTAGTGGCCTAATTCTGTCTTCTCTTATTTCATAATCGTCGCCAGTAATTTCTGCTGTGCCTGCTATTCTCAACCTATCACCTAACTTAGTACAGACTATTTTTTTATCCTGATCAAGCACACTAATGTTAGGACTGTTAGCCATTCCTGCACTATCTAATGGTATAGTAATGCTGTAACCTTTAACCGGATAAACTGGATGACTGTCACCTACTAACTTACTAAGATGCCTAACTCCAGCACCATTAGCTAACACTATTCTATCAAAATCCTCTAACACATCAATATCATTTATATGCCTATGGAATTCATATACGACTCCATACTTACTGACCAATCTATTGAATAATTGTTTACAGAATTTGTGTATATCACCAGTCCAATCAGTTTGACAAATAGCGGCACCTGTTACACCCTTTATTTCAGCTACAGCAGGATTGGTCTGAAGTATGTCCTCAAACCTGCCCTTAGCTTGATTAAAAAATCTATATTCCTTCGGATTACTGAGTATCTCAAAATCACAACCATTCCATACATATATTTGCTGTGTTTTTAATGCTGGCCGAAACCAATCTGCATCTCTGTATAAGTGTAAAATGCCTGCACGTAATTGATCAAATTCTATTTGTTCTTCTAAAACTATTTCGTCATATAATTGCCTTGACTCCAACCCTAATTTAATTGTTTCAATGGTGTTACGTTCGTAACTGTTCTTAGCTGTATAATAAAGAAATTTCCATAGCCATTTAGCCTTATCTAAATCTAGACTAGGCCTAATTAATAATGGAGCGTCTTTCTTGGCTAGCCATTGCAGTCCTTTGAATACATTACGCCAGGTTGTCCAAACTTCGCTATTACTTACACTGATCTGTCCTGCATTAGCATAACTACACTGTTCAGCAGGACCTGATTCAGAATCAATTATGGTTACTGAATGCCCAGATTTAGTAAGATAGTAGGCAGTGGTAATACCTGCAATACCAGCTCCTATTACACAGATATTCATTTGCGGCTATTTGTCATAAGTTCAAGCTACTAGGTTATATTCTTCTCTTAGAATTTTTTTATAAGGTTTTCCTTCTGATATCAAACGTATGACCAAGGATAGTCTGTCTGATATGTCTTGATTGCCTGTTTTTTCTAGGGCCTCTACAATTATTTTTAATTCATCCATGTTTATAGGTAAGTCCATTTGATATCCTTAAATTAGTTTAAATGCTTGGTTTGAAAATGTTGTTCAATCTTTTCTACTAATGAATAGAGTAATAGTCTATATTGAAATATATGAAAATAATTAACTGGTCCTGAAGTAGGATCAGGCAAAGCGCTTTCCTTAATAATTTTTATGCAGTCTGCAAGAATTAAATCTAGTAATTTTTGATCTCTTATTGCCATAAAATCTACATGATAATCACTAGATAATTCGATTTCATCTTCAGTATAAGAATCAGCTTTTGTACGTAATTCTTGAATTCTACTGTTCATATTTAGGAGTTAAAATGTTTTTTAACTTTTTGACTAACCTTTTTTATCGTTGTGTTTTTTTCGTTAGTATCTTTTATACTATTTATAACCTGCAAACATTCTTCTACTACGCCCTGAGCCAACTGCTCTAAAACCATTCCAATAAATATTGCATCGTTTTTGTCAACATCCAAATCAAACTCTTTGAATTTTTGGTAGGCATATTTGAAACTGTTTTCCACTATAGGTATAATCACATTTTCGTTCATAATATTATTAATTATAATTAAGACAATACCAGGTATAATCTTTTTCCAAAAAGGTCGCGCGGACAACTACCTTGTGCCCCATCGTAGCATAATCGGTTTGGAGATGATAGACTGGGTCATTTACACTGTGTTCCATAACCCATTGTCCAAATTTTGTTTGTTCCCATTCATATAATGGTTGGGCAGCATAGAGTTGGGGATCATCAACATCACCCATGACAAAACTATGAACATTGACCCTATGGATACGATGCACTACACCGTCTATTATTATGGCCACTTGGTCGGGCCAAATATTATACCGCTTTGGCACTAACTACTCCCGCCAAAGTTTTAATCATTTTCCACTCCATCTAAGTATAAACCAGTCACGCTGACTTTCTGTTCTAAAACTCCAAAGCCTATCAGTCATTCGTTGACCCGTGCCCTGTTCGCTCTTACTCCAAGTTTCGATTTGTTTTAATTGTTCTTCGGTAATATCTGGTGAGTCTTTATCCTCACCATTTTCAATAAGAATGCCAGGGAGTCTAAACATTCCTACTTCACAGCTTTTGAATTTCATCGCGATATCCTTATTTCATATTTCCTACAGAACTCTTCTAGTGATTTGTCAAGCACTATATTGTATCCTTTTTAAAAAGGCATAACGGTCATCTAGTTCAATTACAACCTGATTGTTTTCTTTATAGACTTTGTCAAATCCTTTTACCTTAGGAAAATAATCTATGAACACTTCTATTAAAGCTGGCCTGTTACGACAATCTACGCCTCGTGACTGAACAAAGTTATGGAACTCGTCTAAGTGCTCAGTACTAAGCCAATCTCTAAACCAAGGATCAGCATCCTTAAAAATAACTTTCAAGACCACCTCAGGGCGAAAAAGGTTAGATTTCTACTGCGCCTAAATTCAAACACTGTAATATAATGCTTTGTATTATACACTCTAAAAAGAATATGGTCAAGATTTATTTAAAGTTTTATTATTCAGATAAATGCTTGTTTGATTTATATTTTGTGTTATCCAATACATTTCCATATTTTATTTGTAAGATTAATAAAAGTTTTTCTGTTATTTCTAGTTTATTATAATAAATCTCAAAACGAATTCCTGAATATTCTCGCCAATTTGATTGATAATTATTTTTTATAAAACTTGATACGTTATTAGTTAAACTGACCAAAAACCAACCATCATCCAATTTCAATAAGATATTAACAGGAGGATTAGGTAATAATACGGAGTTTAGAATATTAAATATTTTTTGCATTTAACATGAACTCCATTTTAAAAGAAAAAATGTTAAATCTTTTTCTTCCTCAAACACGAATTCATTATAGGCTGTTCTTCTACAACATTTATTTTCATTGCACCATGTCATTATTTTATCAAAAAGTTCAGGCCTAAGGCCATATAGATCGAATCCATCTTGCGATTTATACACAGCCCTCACTAAAATTTTATGTGGATCTTCAGAACGTATCCACAGAAAAGTAGAATTATCCATATTATAAATGTTTACTATATTTTATTATGAACCATGTTGCGAAAGGCTCATTATAAAATTTAAATGTTGTAAATCGTTTATAGCTATCTCCGTAAAACAGTTCAAGTCTTTCCGGGGTATAGGCAAAGTCAAAATCAACACCCTGTCTGCATCCCCGGACCTTTATTGATTCAACAATTTCAAGTATTTCTATTGGCACTAGATCTTTTAAAACAATTTCTATTGCCATCTTAATTTAAACCAGTTAGCTTCTTTTTCAGTTTTTAATAGTATTTTGTGATTATTATAATCTGTTTGCCAACACCAACGATCTGTAATGATTTTATTTAATTCATTATCCATGTTCTTAAGTTTATGTATATCTAACTCACACCCTGGACCCCATGTTGTCCAACACCAATTACGTGCTTCAATAAGCATAGAACAATACTTATCGTACCTATCACGTGTAATATACAAGGAATTAGTTTTGATTTTTGGACTTGCAACGAATTCAAATAAATTAAAACCAGCCATACGCTTATCAGTTTTTCTAACAATCCAAATATAATTCATATATACTCCACGTCTGCTGCTAAAACGAATCTATTCTGCATACTCTGTACTATTCCAGGTCTATGCCATATCTGGCTAGGCCAAACAGTCCAATTAAAATCAGTAGGACTAACGAAATAATGTCCAGGTTGATCAACTCCTAAAGGTGCTATTTCAGTACCACAGGTGTCACGGTCTTTTACGTCGTTAGGTATATGAAGATAGAAAACACCGCTCATCATTTTGGCATCTGGATTTTGAGGATGCCAATGGTTATGCCAATACTTATTAGGATCTTCAACTGTTTCTAAATTTGTCATGTAACTCCAGGCCATTAAGTTACTTACTTTAACTTCCTTGCCAAGATAAAGGAAGACAGAAAATAAAAAGCTTATTCTAAATTTTAACCAGACAGATTCCGGTCTAGCAAATATATTTTCTTTAGTTTGATATGGAGGGCTATTTGTAAAATAGTTTCCGCTGTCTATGATTGATTTAATTATGTCACAGGCAGTTTCACTGTCTTTAGCTGTTATTATACCTTTGTAATCAAATTTTTTTATTAACTGATTAGAATTTACGACAATTGAACTAGGCATTTTTTATTAACCACCATGTCATCAATTTTTCATCTATGATGAAGCAGTCTTCTGGATATTTGTTTACTTCATCACTTAGATATTTAATAGTTTTTAAACGTTGAACTTTTAACATCTTTTTGCCAACTTTTTTAATTCTACCTATAAAAAGACGGTTTGATTGACAAAATGTAACAAATTGTCCTGGTATTAGTTCTCTGCCTAAAAGATCAAGTTTAGGTTGAAGCAGCTTTGACATGTTTACAGTCTTTACGATATTCAAAGCCAGGACAGGTACAGGTCCATTTACCATTAGTTTTAGTAAGTTCGTAGACAGCACCCTTACTGCCTTGAACCTTACGACGTTCAGTTACACCAAAAAATTCATCAAGGATAAAATTTACTTGTTTTTTGTTGTCTACTATCATGGTCCTATCAACTACACGAACGGGGAAACCTTTAAGGCCTGTAGTCAGGCAAAGATATTGCTTAGAGTCTATATGTTTCAGGGTTGTCTCTACGCCTTCATATTTATTGAACTCTGGTATGTCAAAGAAATATCGATCACGAAAATCGTATAAGGGATTACGCACAGTAATTTTCATCTTTTCACTCCAGGACAATCTGGACCAAGGCTTCCACATTGATCCATAATAAGTTGAGTTTGGTTTACGAAATTTGGCAACCTAGTAAATTTTTCCCCTTTACAAACTTGTGGGTCGTAATATCTAGTTCCAGGACATAGGGGTTGGTATTTTTCTAAGCTGCTACAACTAGATAGTAGCAGTGCTACCATTAACGTTGATCTAAGCATGTCTATGACTCTGTAGTTACTATAACATTAATTATACAAGAAATTATTTTGGCTGTCAAGTTTTTTTGGTAGGCTTGACATCGTACAGGAATGCTGTTACTATAGCATTGTTTTAGCAATTTTGCTAGACAAAACGGCCAAGAGAAGGCCACTTAAAGGACAAGAGAAGTCCGAAAGGTTGAAAATGAATACATATGCAGATGGTATTAACCAACGCTATGCCTGCGCCAAAAGTCATTTTATTTCTTTGAGGGAACGGTTAAATGATGCTTTGGTTCGAGCTCCAATTTATGATACTCAGCTACTGTCAGTTATTGCTGAATTCAAGCGTAGAAATAATCAGTGGACTAAATTCGAACATCTTAATCTTTGCCGTGCTTTATACACAAGCATGGATAAAATCCTAATTGACACAACGATGCAGCGTAGCCTAAATCTTAGGCATGTTTTAAAAATTTTATTGTATTGGCAAAGCACAATGGCTATGGCAATACAGGTGTATGAAGACCCAAATAAACCCGGTTGCTACATTGCTTGGGATGGGCAGCACACTGCAATCGCACTATATATTATTTTGACTAAAATCTTTGGTCAAACCACTGCTGAAGCAATGGTTCCAATCGTTGTATACAATGTCAAGCAAAAATTAGAAATTAGACGCAATTTTATTTTGCTTAACGGTGACGCCAAAGAAGAACTGGATTTTATTGACAAATATATTCAAATGGTCTTCGGATATAAAATTGATATGGCCACTGATCTTGAATGGATAGATACAGCCTTGAAAAATGATTATTTGGCGGCAGCTGGTTTATTTGCCACACATAGCAAATTTGGAGATGAGGATAAGCCCGGAGCCTTTACCTTGCTGGCAGATACCTTAATGAGTAAGACATTAAAAACTCGTAAGCCGGTGGATGTAACCAGAATGTTTGCCAAGTATTGGACGTTCTTAAATGTAGAACGTCCAGTAGATGCTAAGGAAGCACGTCAATTATACGAATACTTTAACCTGTGCCATGAGCAAGGAATTAAGGTAGACGATGATTATCTTTTAGAAATGGTTCAATTAACTAGGGATAAGTTTGATGCTGATTTTAGTCCAACTGGACCATTTTGGGATAAGGTCCGTATGGCCTACGTAAAATGGTATAAGAACGCTAATTCATCTAGCACCGATGTGGAAAGACGGAGAGGTGATCGTTCGTGGGTTCGTTACAGAAATGCGTACCGGTATTCCTTTCTTGATTGCTCAGATGAAAAAGAGCACCTCATTGAAAGTACCTAAATTTATTCCTAATAATGGTTTCACAGTCAGTGATACCGATCTTTGGAAATAGTCATGGCAACCTTTCGTAATCCTAACCAAGATAAGTTTAAGAGTGCAGGTGTGCTTAAGGAGCAGATTAGGCTTAACTGTAGATGTAAATTAATTGACTGTGACCAACCTTTAACTGTGCTAGATGGACCAGGTAGTGACAGTTATTGTAGAGAACATCAATTGTTATTGGCAGATTATGGTCAAGGATTAGGCAGAGCAGATAGACCACATACTTTTTATAGAGATTGGGTCTGTGAAGAATGTGGTTATGATCCTAGGCAGGATGAGAAACGTTTTGGAGAAATAGAGGATCCATTTGAAAGGTTAAGAGCCATGAGAGGTGTAATGCACGGCGACCATCAGATTAGGAAAAGTGATGGAGGAACTGATGCGGCAAATAACCTTAGGACTCTGTGTGTTCTATGTCATGCGGCTAAGACTGGTAGAGAAAAAGATTATCGTAGAGGAACCATTTCATAAATAATCTGTGAGATTATTATGAAAATTTTAGTTACTGGTAATAAAGGTTTTATAGGTAGGAACATGACGGCCTTATTAGGCCGTCAGCCTTTTTATCAAGTAGATGGATATAGTTGGCATCCTCTAGAATGGCCTAACGTCAAAGACTATGATTGGATTATTCATCTAGGAGCAGTTGCTGATCAAACGGAAACTGATGTAGAAAAAGTCATGTGTCAAAATTATGACTTTAGTCGTTATCTATTCAAAGAATGCAATCAACATGGAGTAAATTTACAATATGCCAGTACCAGTTCGGTATATGGCAATACTAATAATTTTGAGGAATATGCAGCCTGCTGTCCTCAAACGCCTTATGCCTGGAGCAAATATCTATTTGACCGTTGGGTCTTTGAGCAAGAACAAAATATATTTGTGCAAGGATTTAGATATTTTAATGTTTACGGTAAATGGATGCATCTAAGAGGTTCTAGAGCAAATGCCATACATAAGTGGAGAGAGCAGGCACGTAATAAAGGTTATATAGAAGTTTGGGAAAATGCAGCACATTTGTATAGAGATTGGACTTGGGTTGGCGACGTTTGTCACCTTCATCTAGATTTCATCAATACAGTAAAAGGCAGTGGTATTTGGAATGTAGGAACTGGTTTACCCCATAGTTTTTTAGATATAGCAGAAACAATTGCAGAACAAACTGGTGTACCCATTGTAACAGTTCCTATGCCCTATGAAGAAACGTATAGATTAAGAAATAAAACCTGCGCTGATCTTAAACGTCTTAAGGCCACTATTGGTAGGAGAAAATGGCTTAATGTTTATGAATGGTTAGACCTAGAAAAATAAATACTAGATGAGAATCATAGAAGTAATTAAACCAGACCTAGATGAAAAGGCTACGCGATCTTTATGTCTTAGCACAAAGCCTAATAAAGATTTAGGAGCAAGTAATTTAGCCAGTTGTAAAAGTCAAGGGTTGAGATCAAGGGAAGGAAAAAAAAGTCATTTAGTTGGACATGGTGATAGTGCTACTAGAATTACTGTTGGTGGTAAAAAGATAAAAGGTAGAAAGTATGGCGGCCCTTTGCCTGATTACGGTACAAGGAAAGGACAATTATGAGATTTGACGAATTTAAACCTACACCAACATTAGTCGTACCTAGAGGTAGTAAGGGTCCAGACTGGGCCGATCTACAAAAAGCCTTAACATTCTTAGGTTATAAACTACCTGTGCATGGAGTAGATGGATATAGTGGTCCAGAGACCAGTGCTGCTATAAAAAAGTTTAAAAAAGATAATAATCTTACTATAAACGATAGTTTAGATGATGAAATGATAAAATTACTGAATAAAATTATAGTAGACAAAGGTATAAAATTCGAAAAAAGCACTGAAGCAGATGTTATAGCAGGCAAAGGTGGCGTACGATATGGCCCTCATGGTGGTATTCGTAGTGATACAAGACGTCGTGCATTGTCCAGTCCTGCTGGGGTAGCACATTTAAAAGACCCAGATTTTAATAATAAACTACAAAGAGTAGCAGATAGTTTGGGAGTAGACAAAGCACATTTGATTGCTATAATGCAAGCAGAGAGTGGTATGGATCCTGCTGCTGTAAATCGTCAATCTAATGCTACAGGCCTAATACAGTTTATGCCCAAAACAGCAAAAAGTTTAGGAACTACTGTTGAAGAACTTAGAACAATGAATGCAGTAGATCAATTAGATTATGTCTACAGATACTTTAAGATGGTAGGCGTAAAACCAGGAATGAATGCAGGTGATCTATATATGGCTGTGTTTATGCCTAAGTACGTAGGTGCACCAGATAATACTGTATTAGGACAACAAGGGTCATCAGATCCATTCAGTGCTAAGGTATATGCTCAAAATTCTGGATTAGATAAAGATAGAGATGGTGCAATTACGGTAAGTGATGTCAAGAGTAGAGTGGCTCGTTACGCCTAACATATAAGCATGATGATGAATTTTACAGGTAAATTATTAATAGCTCCTCCAGGAATAAAAGGATCTTTTTGGCAAAAAAGTGTTTTGTTTATAACAGAAAACCACCAACGCGGAAGTATGGGTTTAGCTCTAAATAAGAGTAGTAAATCTACTCTTGCAGATTTTACTCAACAATTTAATATTGATTTAGGAGTTGAAGGCATGGTTTATGTGGGTGGTCCTGTAAATCCTAAGGCATTGACTATATTACATAGCTCAGAATGGTCTTGTCAAAATACTATGAGAATAAATGAATTTTATAGCCTAAGTAGTCACAATCAGCTTTTACAACAATTGGCTCTAGGAGATAGACCTAAATTTTGGAGAGTTTTTCTAGGTTTATGTGCATGGAACCCTGGACAATTAGAAAGTGAAGTAAAAGGCACTCATCCGCATCAACACAATTCAAGTTGGCTTGTAGCAACACCTTCATATAAATCTGTATTCTCTATTGATGGAAATGATCAATGGACTTTAGGAATAGAATCTTCAAGTCAAGAATTCGTTCATTCCATTTTTTCTTAATTAATAATTTTAATATATAAGGTAACTATTTTTGAGTGATACATTGGTTTTAAATTCAGATGCGTTACCTGTAAGTTATTTGCCTCTAAGCACAATAAGTTGGCAAGAAGCTATTAAATATATGTTACTTGAAAAAGTAAATGTTATAGATTGGTATGACAATTGGATTGTTCGTAGTGTTAGCTGGAGCATCCCTGTTCCTGCTGTAATAATGTTTAAAGATTACTTTAAGCCAAAGAATTATGTAAGATTTAGCAGATCAAATGTATATTTGAGAGATAGCTACACTTGTTTATATTGTAATAGAAGCATAGATAAAAACAACTGTACTTTAGATCACGTTTTACCAATAAGTAAAGGAGGAAAGACTACATTTGAAAATACGGTGACAAGTTGTAATCGTTGTAATGCTGCCAAGGGTAACAGCACAAAATTAAAACCAAAAATTATGCCATATCGTCCATCCTATTTTGAATTAGTAAATAAAAGAAAACTATTTTCTTTTAATATAAGGCATAAAAGTTGGCAAATGTTCCTAACATAAAATTATTAAAAATCCAATGGAATTTTGGTAATAACTGTAATTTGGCGTGTTCCTATTGTCACCCAGATCTACATAGTTCTTCGTCGCCATTTCCAGATTTAGATAAATTGATACCTGCTTTTGATAGGTTACATGAAATTTGTCAAAATAAAGATAGGGTTGAAATTACTTTTTTAGGTGGAGAGCCTACGTATAGTCCGGCTTTAAGACATATTATAGAAAAATATAGTCAAAAAAATTTTAAATATTGCCTTACTTCTAATGGTTACGCAGATGCTAATTGGTGGTTAACAGTAAAAGACAAGTTAGCAAGTGTTACATTAACTTATCATCTATCACAAAATTTAGATTTGTTTATACAGAAAGCTGAAATTGTTAAAGATTGTAGTGAAATATTAGTGGCTGTAGAACCTAATAATTGGGATCATGCCATTGAAGCCTATCATAAGTTAAAACAATTTAATGTTTCAACTAAATTACAATTTTTGTATAAAAACTTCACTAGAGGAAATAGCATGTACTTGGACTACACTCAAGAACAATGGGTTTACTATTTTAATGAACATGGTATAGATACTTCAAGTGAAGAAAATATAGAAAAGACTATAGAGTTTAAAAGGCAAAATTATTTAAATAATTATTATGGACACATGTGCTGGGCAGGGGCAGAGCAGATAGTCATAAACCATTATGGTGATGTTTATCGTGGATGGTGTTTTGTAGAAAATCTTGGCAATATATTTCAAGAAGGATTTTGTCTTTTAACAAATGCTAAACCATGCCCAAAATTTCAATGTGTTAATGGGTTTGATTTGCAGGCAACAAAAAGCCAAGGTAGCTGGGGAATGGCTTGAAACGTTATTTTTATTTGTGTTTAGGATTTGTTAGTTTAGGAATGGCCTATCTAGGGGTTATTACTCCTGGTTTGCCTTATAGTCCATTTGTAGTGTTTGCTGCATTCTGTTTTGCAAAAAGTAGCCCTAAGATGCATTCATGGTTAATGAATCATCGTATATTTGGACCTTTTATTAACAATTGGAATCACAAAAGAGTTTTTCCGTTGAAACTTAAATTTTTTATGTTAGTAAGTATGTCTGTCAGTCTTATTTTGATGTATACAAGCGGCATCCCTTACCGGGGAATAATTTACACAGCTATCTTTATGTCTCTTGTGGCCATATGGGCATGGAGATATCCTAGTACAGTAGAAGAACATGATAGACGCATAGAACAGGGTAGAAAAGTAGGATGGTTCAATAATAAGTTCTAATAAATATTATATGAAGAAGCTAATTCTACTATTATTATTCTTACCTTTGTTGGCCTGGGCGCAAAAAACGCCACATGGTGTAACGTATGATACAAAAATAGTACGTGTTATTGACGGAGATACTGTTGTTATCAGAGCTCCATTCTTACCGCAACCATTAAAGCCGGAACTAGCAGTGCGTATATATGGAGTTGACTCTCCAGAAAAAGGCGTTAAGGCACAGTGTGCCAGTGAAAATCAGCGTGGAAAGGCAGCAAGTGCTTTTACTAAACATGCGGTTACAAACACTAGAAATCATCAGGTTGTAATATATGGATGGGACAAGTTTGGCGGACGTATATTAGGTGACATCATTCTGGACGGAGTTAGTCTACGTGATGAACTAATTAGGAATGGGCATGTTAAAGAATATTTTGGCGACGCGAAACAAAGTTGGTGCTAGATACAAGACAGAAAAATAGGATGATCTATATTAATACTGTTTGAAAGTTGCTTGTAAAGAAAACACGAGATTCTCAATCATTCCTTCGTCGTGTAAGGGAGTGGGAGCAAATCTAAGTCTTTCAGTGCCAATCTTGACGTAGGATAATTTATTGGTTGGACATATATACCATATTCATGTAGAAGATGATCGCTTATTGCCTTACAGCGTTTTGCCTCACCTACTAAGACAGGCACAATATGAGTAGCACTAGATTCCATCAAAGGCAGTTCGGCTGATAATAATTTTTCTTTAAGTTGCCTGGCACGCAGTTGATGACGTTCTCTTAATTCATTGTGATCTTTTAGATATTTGACTGCTGCTAAAGCACCAGCGCAGGCAACTGGACTACTGCTGGTGGTAAAAATAAACCCTGACGCTATACTTCTTATAGCATCTATAACTACAGCATCAGCTGCAATGTAACCCCCTTGCACACCAAACGCTTTTCCCAAGGTTCCGTTGACTATGTCAATTCGATCTTGAAGACCAAATTCTTCTAATTTACCTCCACCATGGAATCCATAAAGTCCAACGGCATGGACTTCGTCAATATAAGTAATAGCTTCATACCGATCTGCTAAATGAACTATGTCTTTAATATGTCCTACATCACCGTCCATACTGTAAATTGATTCAAACACAATACAAGGTACGTTACCTGCTTCTCTGCTGGCTATTAACATTTGTTCTAACATCTCCATATCGTTGTGTTTAAAAATGTTTTTAGCTGCTTTACTATGATTTATTCCTATAATAATGCTATTATGATTGTTACTATCACTAATAAATTCTATGTTTTTGATAATTTTGCTAAGTGCAATTAAGGTCCATTCATTGGCAACGTAGGCACTGCTGAAAAGCAGTGCCCGTGCCTTACTGTGTAATGTAGCCAATTCATGTTCTAGGGCTACGTGGTAGTGACTCGTTCCGCCTATGTTTCGTGTTCCTCCTGATCCTGTCCCTGTGTGATCCAGGGCTGTATGCATTGCGTCTATGACGACCTTGTGCTGACCCATACCGAGATAGTCGTTAGAGCACCAGTTAACGATATTCTTTATAGCGTAAGGTCCATACCATATTGCACTGGGAAATTTTCCATTTTCCCTTACAATATCATTGAAAACTCTGTATTTGCCTGTGTCTTTTAAGGATTTTATGAGATCTGAAAATGGTTGTTTGTTAATCATAATGATATTTACACTAAATATGTAATAGGAAAATAATATGCGAATAGCAGATATTATAAGAACATTTTTAGATCAATTAGATAATCTTGAGTCTCCAGACTGTGCTATGGATGATGAACCTATAGGATATACAGATGTAGATCTGCCTAGACTACGCCAGATAGCAGGGCTATTGTCGGATAATGAAATGAGCTTATTGGCAAATGAACCAAATCCAAAATATGCAGACATAGAGGCAGTTATTGCAAGTGGCACTGATTTAAATCGTAGCAAACATCCTGCAGATTTACGAACAACTCAGCCTAGTTTATACCCAGGCACGACATGGAGACCATAATGGCAGCCAATGGAATTTCAACTTTAGCAAATAAAAAACTGAGACAAGAAGCCAAGCTTATCCTAGCAGGACAAGATAAGGCAGCTAGCAATGCTATACAACCTGGTAGGTATGCAAAGACCACAGCTAATATTAATCAATTACCTACAAAATATAAAGCTGATAATACTGTAGAAAATAATCCAAATGTAGGGGGGTTACTTCAAAAAAGGCCTTGGGCGTAATTATGCTTGTGTAAGAATACATTAAATCTTTTAATAAAATATGAAAATTTATGAAATAATAGAAAACACTAAAGAAACATTTAAAGAAGGTAAAAAGGATGCCTGTTATTATAAAATAAAGGCTTCCGCTAAGGTTTGGCCTTCGGCCTATGCATCAGGACGCTTGGTTCAGTGTCGTAAAAAAGGAGCGGCAAACTATGGTAAAGGCAAATAATGAAAGTTAGTGAAATCATAGAAGCCTGTTGGAAAGGGTACCACAAAGAGGGTATGAAAACCATGTTTGGTAAAAAATATCCAAACTGTGTAAAAAATAAGAAAAAAAGCAACGAAGATGTTGCGGAAGATGCTCTAGCCTATATGGAATCACTATCGCGTCAATTAGACGAATACAAATTCACCAGTTTGCCATACAAAGGTCATAAGAAAGAAAAGAAAGCTCCCTATGCACTAGGCAGCAAGCACATAGGCAAAGTAGGAGGAAGTGGCAAAAGCAAAGGTTCTATATCTGGAATGAAAGCCGCAACATCTAAAGATAGTAATAAGCCTGTGGTCAGTACAGAATCAGCACCGCTAAGTTGGTTAAATGAATTAGATACTGAAAATTTTAATTTAGATGA